GTGCCACATCTTTTGAAGTTCCCGTGCTGTCAAAGAAAGCTTTCTACGACCACCCCCTCGTCTAGCAGTACTGAACTGCCAAGCTCGAACATGGGCGCCTTCCGCGTCCTTGTGCTTTGTGCCCTCCTGACCGGGGCTTTTGGTGACGACATTTGTCCCATTAGCCCGGCAGTCGAGAGCGTCGACATTGGTAAGGAACTTATTTCCTTGCACAGCACCCTCCTCTCCCTTCGCGACCATCTTACAGAGCAAGGTGAGAGGATCAAGCTTCTGGAGTCGGGATTCAAACAGACTCCTCCAGCATCGGCACCAGCACCTCCGCCCGTCGTTGAGGACCTACACCAAGAGATTGTTAGTTCTTGGGCTGAAGTCCTTGACTGGTATCTTTACGGATCCTTTCGTTTTATCAATTGGGTCTACAGCGAGTACATTGCCCCCCCTTTTAATTGGTTCACTGATACATTGGCTCCTTGGTTCGGAGGCCCTTGGACAGTATACGGGAGCACTTGGTTTGGAATAACTCTCTTTACCATTTGTCAAAACCTTTCTATCTTCCTTGCACGCACACTTAGTGGTTTGCGAAGGTATAACATGGTTGTTCCTGTGTTCAGCTTCGGCCTTTGGACATTTCTTTGGTTCCTTTGGATTCAGTCAACTCGCCTATATAGTTATATCTGTGGCGGGTTCTTGAACTCGCGTCGGTGGGGTTACTTCGATGGTTTCGGTACTACGGTTTACAACAACGTTAGTAATAAGACTGAAATCATTGCTGAGTGTGCGCTTGCGCATGCTCGCTATAGTAAGTGTGCTATCGACGGTTATGGTGTTAATCACACGCTCGTTATGGTTAAACTCGGTCCAGATGAGAAGGCCCTTCTTTGGGGTGAATCTTCAGACGATCTCGGACTATGTGTTATCGTTACCGTACGCGTAGGTGCCCGTGACCTTATGTTCTTGGTCACTGCTGGACACAATATGAAGTTTGGGGCAAACGCCCTAATGGCTCTCGATAACCTTCAAGCTATTAACAAGGTGATTTATCGTTTCGAAGATCTTAAAGGAACCGGCAAGGCCGGTATTACCTGGAATTATTCCGCCGAACACGATGTCGCCATTGCAGAGGTTACCGCGAGTGATCTCGGAAAGCTCTCCGTAAATGGAAGGAACCTCGTACCCAGTAAACTTGTTTGTGATGGTTTCGATCGTATGGAGAATGATACCGAGGTGGCCTTGCTCGTCAATAGGGACCTTAACGGTGAACCTGGCCTTTGGTGGTCTAACGGGACCGTATCCTTTGGCGAGCATGATGGTTACGACATTCATACCGCTTCCACTATCGGTGGTCACAGTGGTGCCCCCCTATTCCTCGTATCAGGGCTTTCCAAGCGCCCTGCTTTGCTCGAGGGTATCCATATCGGTGGGGTGCCTTCAATGGGTGTGAATGCGTACATCTCTTGTGTTGTTATCGAGGAGATGATTCGTTCAAACTGGACCTCGCAGCTCTACAAGAATCCTGAAAGCATCTACATTCGTACCTACAGTGATCCTATTGAGGCTGCCCAGGCAAAGACGTTCCCACCCCTCCCTGAGGCGGAAGGTCGTGGTGTTAAGGATTCGGATGGTTCCGGTCCTAACCGCGGCTCCAGACGCCTTCGCAGGCATAGGAACAACTACGAGGAAGAGTCGAAGCAGGTAAACCAATCGGCCCTCCCGAAGACCAAGGAGGCAGCTACTGTTGGCAAAACCGACCCGATCGCACCAGAAGCTCTGCCTGGACCCATGCTGATTTCCGACCAGGAGAAGGCTCTCCGGGAGAGTATCTCGAAGGACGTGATGCTTATTGTATCGGAACAGCTCGCAGGATTCCGAGCAGACCTGGCAAAAAGCGAATTGAAGCCAGAGAGTGGGAGCGTTTGTTCGGAATTGAAGGACTTTATAACGACCCAAACCTCTCAGCAGAAAGTGTTGCTCGATGCTATCAATCGTATCTCAAAGACCAGCCCGCCGTCCGGTATCCAGACAACGACCGGTACGAGGCAGCCTTGGGGAGGGTTGTATCAGAATATCAAAACAATGGCTATCAGTGGAGTCTCCCGCGATTGTGTGTACGACTCAGTGATGAAGGTTTTCAATGGTCTCAGTTTTCGTACCCGGAAAGCTTTCAAGCCTCCTACCCGGGAGGAAGTCGAGTCCGCGATCTCGGAGATCTATCCGCAGTACAATTAGAGGTCTTTTATAAGATCGCTTCGTGTCTGAAAATTTATGCTGAGGACATTAAGGTTACCAGCTCACCTGGTTTTCCTGGATCATTCCTCGCATCACCGAACAAGAAGCTATTGGAACCTGGCCCCCTTTTCAACGACCTTATTAATGCCGCTACTTGGCGTGTCATTCGTATTATGTTTTTCGACCATAACTGGGACGACTACATTAGCGATCGAGGTCTTTGGATTACACGTGGTCTTAAGGATCCATGTATGGTTTTCAAGAAGAACCAAGTCGACCCGGTAAGGAAAGTCGATGGCCGTATTATTATGGGCCTTTCGATCGTAGACCAGCTCGTAGAGAGATTCTTCTTTTCAAATGCAATGGAGACAGAGGAACGGTTGTATCCTAAACTACCGAACCTTAAAGGCCATGGCATTAGCGATGACAAAAACGCTACGTTCATGAAGAAATACCAAGACATCTGTCGCCTTTACGGTAGACCTATGTATTCTTCTGATGTTCGTGGTTGGGAGAAGCGCTTTGGGCTTGAAACAGCATCGGTCCTAAGTACACTCCTTACGGACACACACACGACAAAAAATATGTATCTCACGCGTATCCTTAGTTGGTGGAAGTATTCTCTTTTGTCCGCCCCAGTGTATCTACCAGATGGACGTATCGTCTGTTCGGTTGATCTTAAAGGCATGAAAAGTGGAGATCTGCTCACCAATATGGCGAATGGCGTTGGCCGTGTACATGCAGGCTATTACGTCGGTAGTAAAGCAGTCATAACAAACGGCGATGATTGCGATGAACTTAATTATCTTGATGTTGAGCCCTTAAAAGCCGCTTACAATGATATGTTCCTCGAACTTCGTGCGTGTGAGCTGCAAAGCTACGAAAAGACCGAGTTTTCTTCCCACCAGTATCGTATGGTGGAGGGTCGGGTACGTTGCCATCTTATTACTTGGGATCGTATGCTCACCACCAGTCTCCGTGATCCTGAATCATCCAAGGACGTCGAAGACTGGGCAAGGGCCGTTTCTCTTGAACTTGCCGACCACCCCGATGAATATCTTAGGGCCAAGGTCTGCTTGTATATTGATTGGCTACGTACGAAGAAAGACTTTTCGCTGAATGGTGACGCCTCACAGCGAATTTCTAGAAAAAGAGTTGCAATAAACTCTTAGATTCATTCGTCTGACAGTACTGAACTGTTAAACAAAATAGCGTGTTGCGAGCGCATCCGTCGATTCTGTGACGACGCCGATCCTATTGATTGGTGTTTATTGGGCCTCACTGGTGTACAAGGCTTTTCTTGTATCGCTTTTACCTTTTGGGCTTTGCTCCATCCCAGCTCATTCACAGGAGACTCTGGGTTCACAGTATGAACAATCAGGGTACAACAACCCAAACAACACAAACCGGCCGCCGTCGCCGCAACAGACGGAAGAACAACAACAACAAGAAGAACAACATGAACTCTCAAGTTCAGAAGGCAGCCAATGCGGCAGCCAAACAAGCGGTCGCCTCTATGTCGAAGACCAAGAAGAAGAAGACCCAGAAGAAGAGCTCCAAGAGCCCTTATCCTATTCTTTCATGCCATAATCCGGCCTTAGTGCCTTGTGGTACTCCTTCTGGCAAGGCTGCTGCTTTCACCGTCGAAGCTCGATATACCTATACTTCTACCTCTACTTCGGTGCTTTACGTGTTTACACCAAGCGCTACCAGCAGAGAGTATGGCGCACAGATTGACAACGGAGCTATTCCGAACCCTATTGGGCTTTTCACTGGTTCACAGTATTCACTTGACCAAGGCCCTACTTCTGGTGGTCCGATTAGTTCCAGAGCGGCGAAGCTTACTATCGACATACGAAACACTAGCCCAGCTGGCGCAGTTGGCGGCGGTACCGTTTATGTTCTTGAGTGTGATTCCCGACTTGGTCTTCCTGCGGCCTTTCCGTCGCTTACACAGGCTAATGTCAACACGCTCATGACGACTATTCGGAACGCCCCAGGTGTTAGTGTCCTTACGGGCGCTGATCTCGTTGGCGGTCGTACGTATTCATGTAAGGTTGCCGATTTCGGCGATTATGAGGACTTCGGGGTTTGGTACAATACGGTTAGCGCCAACGGCGCTGTAACCGGAAGTATTGCGTTCGACGCAGCCGGCGTTAACTCTACATACCGCCCTATGACCAACATCTTTGTTCTTTTTGACAATTACACCGGAACAGCTACGTATCCAGCAAACACCTACGACATCCGTGTCCAACAGCAGCTTTACCTTCGTTTTGATCCTTCTCATGTCGCTTATACCATGCAGCGCCAGATTCCTCTGGCAAGTGCTAAACGAATTGCGAACATTTATCAAGGTAAGGATTTTCGATCAGCGTTGATAGCCGCTTAGGCGCTGTGTTTCTAGCGGCATTACGGCGTCGTCCACCTTTGGTTATGCATACGACAACTGGGTCTCAGATCCTTAAATCTGCGAAACTTGACCACTCTCTTGCTAATACACCTGAAACTCGAGATGTTGTTAAAATCGTGGAGGTTATCGTGCCTAAACCAACGAAGATGGAAACGTTTTATTTACGCCCACCCAAACAAGTCGCTCTTGCGGCGCCAAAACCAAAGCTCAGTGGACAGTCTCTTGACCAACCAGCGCGCTCCCCGGACGCGTCGCCGTCAGCAGAGGTGACCCAGCAGTTTTCACGATCAGCTAAGTTCGCCCTTGGCGGTGCTATTATAGGTACAGCGCTTGTGGCCCTGATTGTACCACCTGTTGGTGCCGCTTTAGCTTCCGAAGAGGCCGCCGCAGCAGGTGCTGTTGGCGGTGTTGCAGCCACAGAGGCTGCCATGTCAGAGGCAGGCGCACAGTTCATGGCAGCCCTTACTCGCAGTTCTGAAGCGCTTATGGAAGCAATTCCTGAAGAAGTAACAGCCTCCAATTCGCATCTCAGAGCTATGGCCAATCTTCGTAACTTTTACAGCGTCGAACGAGTCGCCGCTTTACCAGAGAAGGCAATATCTTCCTGGAAGCAGGTTGGCTCAAGTATTTGGCGTAAGGTTGTTCAAGCACACACAATAGATCAAGAAGTAGCACGTGGTTTCGATTACGTGCCTCTTTAGGCGTAATTCGAGATGACAATCATAGGTCGTGGCCCTCAGTGCTTCGGCTTTCGCCAAACGTTCGAACAAAAGCATTTATGCCGGCAAAGGGACGTGAAAACAAACAAAACGGACCAAGGTCCGACAACAAAAAGTAACTAACACAAAACCGACCTAAGGGCCGGATAAAAACAAATTAGTCTTTTAGTTTTGTGGAGAAAACCACCTTAATAAACGGGTCGCCCCTTCACCAAAGAAGGCGGGTTTCGGCTTGGGAGAGACACGGGCAACCGTGTTTTTCTCTTGGCGGCGAAAGCAGCAGCCTTGCAAGAAGGAGTACCACAAGGCA